TAAGATTTGCTCTAGCTGATCTTTTACCACCTTTAAGACCTGATAAATATTTTTTAGGAATTTTAAGCTTTTTATCTTTAGGTACTTTTCTTCGTTTCATTTTCCTACACTCCTCATAGCTTTGGTATGTGCAGAAGAAAAAGTAGCACCTTTTTTCATAGCATTAGCCATAGATCGCATATGCTTTAATGAGTGATGACGAGCATGACTTTTCATAGTCTTTTGCTGTCTAGGTTTTAAACCTTTAATGATTCCTGTGATTGATGCTACTTTAACCATTTACTTCTTCTTATTCTTTTTCTTTTTCTTTTTTTTCTTCTTAGGTTTCATACTATATCCATAAGCCATGTTATTTTCTCGCTTTCTTCTTTTTCTTTTGTTTCTTCATTATAGCTTTTTGTAAAGCTGGTGGTAGTTTCTTTTGTTTCTTTGTAAGCATATTATCTCCTAGTTTGCAAATTTACCTTTAGACCATTTAGCCTCAGGCAATCCATTGGTAAACTGTCTGCCATCAAAAGTCAAAACTTGTTTTCTATTTGAACCTTCAACAAAACTACAATGCACCCAACCTGAATTAGCACCTTCTTCTTCTTTCCAAAACTCCAATATTAGTTGGTCAAAATTACAATTATTTTCTATCCACAAAGCTACTTCTAAATTACTAACTCCAGCAATTTCAAAATCTACTGCTTGTCCTTTTGTATGTTGGCTGGTTTTAGAACTTTTTATTGCTTCACATAATGTTTCTGACCTAAATCCTGAAGTAATAATAACAGGTTTTTCATCAAACTTTGCTCTTACAGGCTCTAAAATTTCATAGCATACATCAGTTAAGTTTTTAATCTCTCCTGATCCAGCTTTATTTTTTATACCTAATCTTGTAGCTGTTGATGACTTCTCAAATTCGTGTAATTGAAAATGTTTTGATAATTGCATGATTAACTGTTTTGTTAATTATTAAATGATGGGTTATCTTCCTTCCATTATAAATATAAACTATTTCTTTATTTTTATCAACTTAACACCTTGAAACCAAGAAGGCACACCAAGTAAAGGTCTTTTATCAAGGTAATTTTCTTTAGCTTTTTTAGAACCATCTTTATTATAATGTAAAAATACTTGTCCACAATTCTTTCCTTTAAATTCTTCTCGCCAATGTTCAAGATCGCAACCAGAATATATAAGCATATCTCCAGCTTCTAGGTTTATTTCAATACCAGCTTGTCCTTGTTTGCCTGTTGGGTCTAAATATATTGGCCAAGAATCTCCACCTAAATTTAATGTAGTAGATATTTCACATGAATATCTATCTTTGTGTCTATTTAAAATATCTCCTTTTTTATATATTCTTGCATATGAATAAGTAGGACTTAATTTAATTCCTATATGTTTTTCCATAATAGGTTTTATTTCTTGTAACAAAGTTTCCATAGCAATATCGCTATAATGAGAATAAGTGTTAGGCACTTGTTCATCATTCCATACACCATACTCTTGGTTAAATGGAGATATATATTTTTGATCGAATAAAAATCTTGCAACATTTCTTTTATTTAAAAAATATTTATAAACAAAATCTGCTAATTCTTTTGATATTGCTTTTTTTAATACTGTGTATTTATTTTTTTTAAACGACAATCAATACTCCTTTATTATATTTTTTTATTGGAATGGGTGTCCTAAATTCCAAATTACTAAACTGTTTCTTTCTCCACTTTTAACAGGACATATTCTATGCCATACAAAACTTGGAAACACAACTAAAGATCCTTTGGGTAATATTTCTTTACATTTTCTAATGTTTGGTTTTTTATCAGGATCTAAGTTTCTAAAATCAAATTCTAATTCCCCACCTTTATAATCTTTAGGGTCTGATAAAGTTACAGTTACAGATAATTTTCTAATCTTACCATGTGAATAAGGGTTTTGTGGAGCATCATAAGGTTTATCCCAACTATCACAATGCCAACCATAATATTGTCCTTTTTTATATTTTGTAAACTGACAAGATTCAGAATAATCCCAATTAAAATTCCAACCAGCAGATTTATTGGCTTGATGTATATAAGGTTGTATTTCGTTATAAATCCATCTATCATTCATCCAAACTATATCTGAATTTCTTTTTTTTTTAAAATTTTTAATTTGTTTTTTATTTAGTTCTTCAACTTGATAACCACCTGTAATAGCTGTTTGATCTTTTAATTGTTTTCCATATTTAGAAATATCATCACAAATATTTAATGGAATAACCGATTGAAAATACCAATAGTAATTTGTTAAATTCATACCTTTTTAATGAAAATAATTTAAGTAATTTTATAATAATTGTAAAGTTAATTATGCAGATACCCAAGAAAGACTTGATGTATCCCAATTAAAGTTATTTTGTGGATCTGAATAATCTTTTGCTTTCCATTGTAAGTTTGTTTCATCCCAAAAAATATTATATTTATCTAATGGATCGTTACTTCCATAAGTTGTAATTGTTGGATATGGAATTGGTGCTTGCCAATCATCATTATCGTCTAATGACCATGAAGCATAAGGTTGTGGACTAATAAATTTATTTTTTGTAAAATCATAAGTATAACCTATTCCAGCAAATTGTTTTCTAAAATTATTGTTGTAAGATGTTTGTTTCCAAATACCACCTTTAAAAAAACTTATACACCACTTTTCTCCATCAATATTTTCGTCTGATGATACACAATCATTGCCTACTACTACAACTCTTAATACTACGTTGTTATCATCTAATTCTGCAAAGTGTGCCATAATTTTTACTTTCTATAATGTTAATGTTCCTGATACAGTAAATGTTGCTATTTTATCTCCACTTGGACTATCGGTTGCTAAATTATTAGTTCCAGGTGCTACTGCTAAATCTGCTGGTGCTGATGAAGGAATTCTAACTACAACTAAACCAGATCCACCTGCACCACCCGGCCCATCTCCTCCAGATTCGCCACCTGCACCACCGCCTGTGTTTACTGTTCCAGCTTGTGCGTTTGTTCCTGGCCCTGCATCTCCACCACCACCAGATCCACCAGATCCAGCTGGGCCTTGTCCTCCTCCTCCTCCACCACCACCTCTTGTGACAGAAGATCCTGTAATACTATTTGCTAAACCATTTCCACCTGCTCCACCAGAAGAACCACTTCCATCTGATCCAACTCCTCCAGCACCTCCACCTCCACCTGCACCCTCTACAGGCCCTGTGTTAACTCCTTTTCCACCATTATTACCTTGTGGTGGACTGACAGGAGGTGTATTTCCTGTTCCTCCTGGTTTATCTCCACCTATCTCTGCACTTCCAGCACTACCACCGCCAGATCCACCATTTGCACCTAACATATTTGGTGCAGAAGCTGGTGGGCCAACTCCACCTCTACCACCACCAGCAGAAGTTATTGTTGAAAAAACTGAATTAGAGCCATTTGCTCCAAGATTATCTTGATTTGGTGCACCTGCTCCTCCTGCACCTACTGTGATTGTGTAACTTGTACCTGGGTCTATTGTAATTTTTGTTCCGCCTGGAAAAGAAGTTCTATAACCGCCAGCACCAGCACCGCCTCCTCTACCAGCACCGCCACCACCGCCACCAGCTATAACTAAAAAATCTACATCTACAGGGCCACCCCCTGCTGATCCACCAGCACCAAATCCTAAGATTTGATAACCAAATGATTTACCTTTTCTGTTTTTAATATTTTTTGTGTTTTTACCTGATGTAAGTTTATTTTTGAAATCTCTCATAGTGTAATTCCTTATGCGTCATTAGATGCATCAGTAGTAAAGAATATTTTAACACCTAAAACTCTCGCGTCAGCACTAAATGTATCGCCACCAGCATTAGCATCTCTAAATAATTGAAAGTAAGTCAGTTGATCTACTGCTGGAGAACCAGCTATTGTTACAGCACCACTTTCTGCTGTAACTTGTTGATCTTCAACTGTTCCTATACCAGCATCAGTAACATTAATTGCTGTTCCATAAGAAACATCAATAGTATCACTATCTCCACAAGAAACACCCTGTAATCCAAAAATACAGTTTCCTGTATTTGTAGAGCCAGGAGTCCAATATACCTGATAAGTTATTGTTCCTTCGTTCCATGATTTTGGAAAAGCTACTGAAAATTGTGCAAACTCATCTGTTCCTGCATCAAAATCTAATACTTTCATATCAGGTCTTGTTGCAGTTGTTTCAACTTGTTGTGCGTCTGCTGGGTTAGTTGTTGCTCCATACATTGCTGAAGATGGAATCCACATAGTTTCTTTACCAGCTTGTTTTAAAGTTCCAGCACCAGCTAATTTATTTAATTCAGCACCTGTAGCAGTTACAGCAGTTCCAGCATAATTAAGATTTGCTGTACCAATAACTATTTCTCCTGTTCCTTTAGGAGTTAGAGCAATACCAATATTAGTATCATCTCCTGTTGCAGATAGGATAGGATTATTTCCTGTTGAGTTATTTGTAATTGTTAATTCATTTACTGCACTTCCTGTTTCTACAAATTTTAAAAGTTCTAAAGTTCCACTTCCTAATGATTGTCCATTAACATCTAATTGACCACCTAATTGTGGAGAGGTGTCATTTACTAAATCTGCTACAACTGTACTATCTAACCAATTAACTGTGTTTGCTGAGTGATTTAAAGTTGCAAGAGATATATCATCTGCTCCGTCATAATATTTAAGAGTTGGTGTAGCTGATGATGTTAAATCTAGCCAAATCGTGCCAACTACTGCTGAACTTGGTCTTGAAGTTCCTGAATTAGATGAATTAATAGCATCAAGAACACCATTTAAATTTGTTCTAAAAGCAGGGAATGAACTATTCTCAATGTCGTAATCGTGTTGTGCCATAATTATTATATACTCCTTTTAAAAGCCTTTTGCAATAAAATCAAATGTTCTTGATACATTTGTTCCACTTGAATTTTTAAACAAAATATTAAAGCCATTAATTGTTTTATTTGATACTGTGAAGAAATCTCCTGTTGCCATATCTTCTCCTGTAATTCCTAAAGCATAACTACTAGTTTTATAGGGATTTGTAAATGTTACAGTTTTAGTTCCAGCACCAGAAGTTATATTATCTCCACTAAATATTCTATCTTCCATATCTATTGTTATTGATACTTCTTGAACAACAGGAGTTGAGGCTAAATCAGTAGAAGTTAAAACAACTCTAAATTTATAATATCTAGCTGTATAATTACCTATTACAAAATTTTGAAAAGCAGTAAAGGTTGA